CCGGCTAAAGCCATTATCCGTCAGGAGACCGAAGCCAGCCGCAACCTGAAAGAGCTGTATGACGCCCGCCTGGTCACAGAACAGGAGTACCAGTCAGCCCGCGTCACGCTGGCAAATGATTCTGCTCAGAAGATGATTCAGTCGCAGGCTAGCCAGGCGGCAGCGCCAAAGCTCAACATAGCCGGAGAGGTTGACCCGGTTGCACAGCTCCAGAATCAGCTGGTGCAGCAGCAGAGTCTTTATACCGCGTACTATGAAAATAGCAGGCTGAATAAGGATCAGTACGAAGCGCTGATGCAAAAGTCCTCACGGGATTCGGCGGATGCTCAGTATCAGGCGGCGCTCAGTCTGTATGCCGGTCAGAGCACGTTGAATAAAGGGATCGTGAGCCTGGCGGAAACCGCGGCAGAGAGAACGACTAACTCCCTGACTGGTTTGCTTACCGGCACGCAATCTTTCCGGGAAAGCATTTCAAATCTGTTTGCCTCGCTGGCGCAAAGCGTCATCAAAAGTCTTGTTGAAATGACCGCACAGGCGCTGCTGACCAAAACAGTGCTGTCATCCTTCATGAGTTTTGGGGGGGCTGCGGTCGGAGCGGTGGGCACAGGTGCAGCAGCAACGGCGGGCAGTACCGGTGCCATGGGCATGAGTACCAGCTTTCAGGCTTACGATGGCGGCGGATTTACCGGGGAAGGTGGCAAATATGATCCCGCTGGCGTTGTTCATAAAGGTGAGTTCGTCTTTACAAAAGAGGCCACCGAGCGGATTGGCGTTGAAAACCTCTATGGGATGATGCGCGGCTATGCCAGCGGCGGGCTGGTCGACGCCCCTACGGAACGACCCGCCTCAGCATCCGGTAGTGGTCGCGCTGGTGGCAATACCATTATTCAGGTCGACGCACCGGTGACGATAATGCAGGAAAGCGGGGCCGGTGACGCATCTGCTACAGGCACATCGGCTGCCGCCTCACAGCTTAAATCTATCGTTCAGCAGACGATTACGGACAGGCTTAAGAAGGAAATTTCACCAGGCGGCATACTCTATAGCGGTCGGAGCTGATCATGGCGACAGATACATTTACCTGGGCTACCCGCATTCAGGCGAGCGAACAGCTCAGCGTTTCCACCATTCAGGCGCAGTACGGCGATGGCTACAAGCAGGTTGCCGGGAAAGGCATTAACGATGCTGCTGAAAGCTGGTCGCTGAGCTGTAACGGTCAGGTGGACGTTATGGCTACTGTGCGTGCGTTCCTGAAAACACACGTCGCCAGCTCTTTCTGGTGGACAAATCCATGGGGTGAGAAAAAGCTTTATCGCGTTAAAGGAGATTCGATTAATCCAAAGTTTATCAATGGCGGATTTGTCGAAATCAGCTTTACCTTCGAGCAGTCTTTCGCACCGTGACAGGTCACGATAACAACAGGGCGCATCAGCGCCCTTTTTTATTGGGTGAAAAATGAGTTTTAACCAGGACATTCAGGCGCTGGAGCCGGGGAGTCTGGTCCAGCTGATTGAGATTGATGGCACGGCCTTCGGGCTGGATACCGTGCTTCGATTCCATGCGTACAACCTGCCGACCGATGGCTGGCAGTCATATGCAGCGGAAAACCTGCCGTCCATCATCTGGCAGGGCAACGAGTACGATCCGCATCCGTATGAGCTGACAGGCATGGAGATGAGCAGCACAGGTTCACAGCCGACGCCAAAGCTTTCTGTCGGCAACGTGGGCAACTATGTCACAGCGCTGTGTCTGCAGTTTGACGACATGGTTAAGGCGAAGGTGCGCATCCATACCACACTGGCAAAGTATCTCGATGCAGCAAACTGGACCGCAGGAAATCCCAGCGCTAACCCGCAGGAAGAGCGGGTACAGCTGTTTTATGTGAATGCGAAAACGTCCGAGACACGCGCGCAGGTGGATTTTGAACTCTGCTCTCCCTTTGACATTCAGAGCCTGCAACTGCCATCGCGCCAGATTACGCCGGTATGCACCTGGTGCATGCGTGGCTGGTATCGCACCGGCACCGGGTGTGATTACGCGGGCAACCGGTACTTTGCGAAAGATGGCACGCCCACGAATGACCCGTCTAAAGATGTTTGTGGTGGGCGAATGGCAGACTGCAAAGCACGCTTTGGCGACGATCAGCCACTGCCTTTTGGCGGGTTCCCGGCTGCAAACCTTCAGGGCAAATAACCATGCGCAAAAAAATTCTTGAGGCAATCCGTGAGCACGTTGCCGCCGAATACCCGAAAGAGGCTTGCGGTCTGGTCATCCAGTCTGGCCGGACGCAGAACTACATCCCCTGCAGGAATATCGCTGAAACGCCCACCGAGCATTTCACGCTGTCGCCGGAGGATAAACGGGCAGCGGAAGCGCAGGGTTACATTCTGATGGTCATCCATTCTCACCCGGACGTGCCGCAGCTTATCCCGTCAGAACGTGACCGGATTCAGTGCGACTTTTCCGGCGTGGAGTGGGGGATCATGTCGTGGCCGGATGGCGACTTCTGCACCATCAGTCCGCGTACCGACCGCGACTACATAGGTCGCCCCTGGCTTATTGGCGGTAATGACTGCTGGACGCTCATCATGGACTACTACCAGCGTGAGCATAGTATCACCCTGAAAAACTGGTCTGTTGATTATGAGTGGTGGGTGGACGGCAAAGAAAACCTGTATGACGATAACTGGCAGTCAGAGGGGTTTGTGGAGATTGAACCAGCGGAAATGCGTGAGGGCGACATGATCATGATGCGTATCAGCGCCCCGGTAACGAACCACGCCGCAATCTATCTGGGCAACAATATCATTCTTCACCACAACGCCGGGAGCTTGTCTACGCGGGTTCCCTATGGCGAATACTGGCGTAACCGTACCGTGCGCATTGTACGCAGAAAGGAGTTGATGGATGCTTAAAACCATGCGACTAAAAGGCCGGATGGCAAAAATGTTTGGACCGGTTCACCAGTTCCACGTTGCGGATTTGCGGGAGCTGCTGCGTGCGATGTGCTCACAGGTGCCAGGCTTCAAAAAATTCGTGTCGAATGCCCACCTCAATGGAATCCGGTTTGCCTTCTTCAGCGGCAAAGACAATATCGGCCTGCAGGAATTCGATATGTCCTCAGCGGCAACCGAGTTTCAGATGGAGCCGGTACTGGAAGGCTCAAAGCGCGGCGGTACGCTGCAGATCATCATCGGTGCCGTCGCGATTGTGGCCGCATTCTTCACCGCGGGCGCGTCACTGGCTGCATATGGTGCGGCTATCGGCACCACGACCGCCGTTGGCCTGGCTACTACAGCGCTGACCAGTATCGGTATCAGCATGCTGCTGGGCGGTGTTGTACAGATGCTGACGCCGCAGCCAAAGCTTAACGTGGGTGCATCATCCAGCACGGACAACAAGCCGAACTACGCGTTCGGTGCGCCGGTTAACACAGTAGCGATGGGTTATCCGGTTCCAGTGCTTTACGGGACGCGTGAAATTGGTGGTGCGATCATCAGCGCAGGTAGCTTTACCAGCGATCAGCAGTAGTCAAACACAGTTAATTCAACAGGCCAACTTCGGGTGGCTTTTTTTATGGGTGAAATATGCGACTTATCGAAGGTGCCGTGATTCAGGGAAGTAAGGGTGGCGGCGGTGGCAGCGCTCATACTCCGGTTGAACAGCCAGACGATCTGCTGTCTATCGCAAAATTAAAAATGCTGCTGGCTGTCTCAGAGGGTGAGATTCAGGGTGATTTAACCGCGCAGCAGATTTACCTGAACGACACCCAACTGGCGAATGAAGACGGCACCTACAATTTCACCGGCGTAGTATGGGACTGGCGTAAAGGTACGCAAGACCAGACCTATATTCAGGGCATGCCTGAAGTCGATAATGAGCTTTCGGTTGGTGTTACAGTAACTCAGGCCATCGCCTGGACCCGCCAGTTTTCCAATCTGACCCTGGATGCCATTCGCATTAAGCTGAGCCTGCCGGTGCAGTATCAGTACAAAGATAATGGCGATATGGTTGGCACCGTAACGCAGTATGCCATTGACCTGTCAACTGACGGCGGTTCATGGGTCACGGTGGTGGACGGAAGGTTTGACGGTAAAACCACGTCTGAATATCAGCGCGATCATCGCATCGACTTACCTAAAGCCACTTCCGGCTGGTCAGTCAGGGTGCGTCGCATTACCGCTGATTCCTCTTCCTCAAAGCTGATTAACGCTTTCAAAGTTTTTTCGTTCGCAGAGGTCATCGACAGCAAACTTCGCTACCCCAATACCGCGCTGCTGTATATCGAGGTTGATGCCAGTCAGTTCAGCGGTCAGGCACCAAAAGTAACGTGCAAGCCAAAAGGGCGGCTGGTTCGCGTTCCGACAACCTATGACCCTGTTTCACGCACGTATGCCGGAACATGGCAGGGTGATTTCAAATACGCCTATACCGATAACCCGGCGTGGATTTTTTACGACCTGGTGCTGGATAAAATCTTCGGCATGGGTACCCGCGTCGATGCCACCATGATCGACAAGTGGGAGCTTTACAGTATTTCTCAGTACTGCGATCAGATGGTTTCTAACGGCGCAGGCGGAACGGAGCCGCGCTTTACCTGTAACGTGTTCATCCAGAGCCAGCAGGATGCGTATACCGTACTGAAGGACATTGCGGCGATATTCCGTGGCATTACGTTTTGGGGCAACAGCCAAATTTTCGTCAATGCTGACGTGCCGCAGGTTGACTCTGACGGCAACGTTGATGTTGATTTCGTTTACCATGCCGCAAACGTCATTGATGGGTTGTTCACATATGCTGGTGGCAGCTATAAGAACCGCTATTCATCCTGTCAGGTGAGCTGGTCCGATCCGATTAACCACTATTCCGACACTGTTGAAGGCGTTTACGACTCAGACCTGGTACAGCGCTACGATGTGCGCGAGATGAGCCTGACGGCCATCGGCTGTACGTCTCAGAGCGAGGCGCATCGGCGTGGGCGCTGGGCAATTCTGTCTAATGCCAAAGATGGCACCGTTTCATTCGGCGTCGGCCTGGACGGTTACATTCCGATCCCGGCTGAGATTATTGGTGTGGCGGACCCGTTCCGCAGCGGAAAACAGAACGGTGGCCGCATCAGCTCGGTTAACGGCCTGCGCATCACGCTGGACCGTGCTGTTGATTATGCTGCTGGTGACAGGCTGGTTGTGAACCTGCCGGACGGTACCGCGCAGACCCGTACAATCGGCAGTGTCAGCGCCGATAAGAAAACGGTCAGCGTGAACACATCATTCCGCATTACGCCGGTGGCGGGCGCAGTCTGGGCCATCGACAGTGATAATCTGGCAATTCAGTATTTCCGCGTCACCTCAGTGGCTGGGAACGACGACGGCACGTTTACCATTACCGGTGTACAGCACGACCCTAACAAGTACCGCTATATTGATGACGGCGTGCGCATTGAGCTTGCGCCAATTACGGTCACGCCCATCAGCGTGCTAAAAGCACCGGCCAACATCAGAATTGGTGAAGTCAGCTTTGTTGAGCAGGGGCTATCTGTCTCATCAATGCAGGTGACATGGGACCGGGTTCAGGGTGCTATCAGCTATGTGGCGCAGTGGCGCAAAGACAAGGGCGACTGGGTTAACGTCGCAGTCACCAGCGCTCAGGGCTTCAGCATTCAAGGGATTTACACCGGCGTCTATGATGTCCGGGTGCGTGCTGTCAACGCGGCAGAAGTCTCTTCTCCATGGGGCTATGCCGATTCAACCTCACTCACGGGAAAAGCAGGTAAACCCGGTACGCCGGTTAATCTCCGTGCCACTGATAACGTGGTATGGGCAATTGACGTGACGTGGGCGTTTCCTGATGGTTCAGGTGATACCTCCTACACCGAGATTCAGGTGGCTACTACGGCAGACGGACAGAATCCGCAGTTTCTGGCTTATGTCCCTTACCCCTGCGTCAGTTATCAGCATGGACCGATGCCCGCTGGCGTTCGCCGCTGGTACCGAGCCCGACTGGTGGACCGCATCGGCAATACCGGCGACTGGACCTCATTTGTTGCAGGTGCCAGCAACTCGAATGCTGATGATCTTATTGGCAGCGTATTTGAGGATTACCTTCAGTCTGAAGACGGGAAAGCCCTGCTTGAGCCGCTAATCACCGACCCAAAAGCTCTGGCTGAAACCATTCTGGCTAACTATGACGATGTTGAGCAGCAGTGGGCTAACTACGGAGATAACCGCGCGGGCATCGTCGAAGCGAAGAAGGTTGCAGCGGATGCGCAAAGCTCTGTAGCACAGCTTGAAACAAATGTTGTTGCCAGCTTCCAGTCAACCAATGCTGCTGTCAGTGCTAATCAGGCTGCTATTCAGGAAAAAATGACCGCTTATGCTGATGCAAATGGTGGCTCAGCAATCTACACGTTGAAGGCCGGCATTAAATATGGCGGTACCAACTATGACGCTGGGATGTCTGTTGCCGTCACGATAAATGGTACAGATGTCACCACCCGTTTTGCTGTGAACGCCAACCAGTTTGTTGTGGCCAGCGGCAGCGGTAATAACGCTTACTCACCATTTATCATCAAAGATGGGCAAGTGCTGATTAGCCAGGCATTCATCGGTGAAGGCTGGATTCAGAACGCAATGATCGGGAATTACATTCAGTCCAATAATTATGTGGCAGGATCTATTGGCTGGAATCTTGATAAAGGTGGAACTTTATCAATGTATGGGGCAGTTTCCGGCGAGGGGCAGTGTAAGCTTGAGAATACTGGTCTGTCAGTTTTATCTTCTGATGGTTCACTGGTTCAGGTAGGCCGCCTCACGGGGAGGTTCTGATGGCTAAGTGGGGTTTTGGAACGTGGGATTCGGCTGGCAGGGACACTAACACTGGCATTGTGAGAATACTATCCGCAGGGACGCTGGTAGTAGCTAACGGGCAGAAAAACGGGAGTTTCACATTCTCAGTTCCTTCAGGATATGTTCTGGACTACAACTTTCAGGCCAACATGGATGCTCCCCCTCAGGGCCGGAGACGGATAAACATATCTGGCAACACCGCCACGATAATTGCGGCGGGTGATACAGACTATTCCACCGGTTCTCTACAGGCATTCGCTGGCACCTTTCTTTTTTTTGTCAGGAAATAAATATGGAATTTGGTGTCGCTCTAACAGACGCTGCAGGTAATCCTTTTTATATTAAAGGCACGATGCCGTTAACACTGATTGGAAAGATGAGCTTCAGCATTCCCAGTGGCGGGTTGGGTTCGTCGGTCATTCACCCTAACGATTCAGTTGTTAGGCTTTTTTACTATGACCTGACCGGAGCCGATGGATATGCCTTTTACTCCAGAAATTCATCTGGACAGGGCATTCTTACTTATGGCGGCAACTCAATATCTGCCGTCATCACTCTTTATATTTTTGGCTATCAGTATCAGACCCCGCCAGCCTTCGGAATCGCCATATGGGACAATGCCAGCCCGAGACGATGCATCATTCATAATCAGTCGAAAGTTCTTAGCAATGTGCAAAGCCTCGGAACGGAAGGTGCTGAATCTTCCGGATATAACATTTCACAGTCTCTTACAGGTCGCTGGGCAATCAGCCCTGTCATGACTGGAGTAATAAATGGTGTGGTGAATCAGGGGGCACAAAACTATCCTTTTCAGTCCCTGTTCTATGCGAGGTCTCTTTTCAATGGATCTGCGTCTGCGATTGGCTCTGTACTGGATAAGGGAGTGCCGGGAGGCGGCACCGGAAATGTCACCTATACAAACTTCAGGAACAGAATTTTTGCTGTTGATGTCAGCCGCTATTAAATTAATCGATCTTTAAAATTCATCAATTTGTTTGATGTATTTTAGGCGTGTATGTATAAGAGGGATAACTTAAACAGGGATGGAAATTATGAAAAGAATTCTTTTATGTCTGGCCTTATCTGCTCTTGCTGGTTGTCAGGCTTTACCTCCTCAACAATGTTCAGCGACTGCTCGAATTGGTGGTCAGGACGTTAACGTTCCGATTTACGGAGTCAAAAAAGTCGCCAATCAGACACAGTATTACGCAGGTAACCCCTTTGGGTGGAAGTGGGTATCAAAGTCAAACTTCACCGAAAGCACCTGCCAGAAATAGTAAATAGCTCAAATCATTTAACCCGGTCATCGCGCCGGGTTTTTTATTGCCCGGAGAAAACTATGGCAGCAGGTACTATTGCATTAACTAATAACTCAACAGCAGTTGCCGGAACAGGTACCAGTTTTACGACAGAACTTAAAACTGGAGATTTCGTCTACGCAAATGTAGGTGGTGCACCCTTTACGCTGGTGGTTGCTGCAATCAGTTCTGATACTCAGCTCACAGTGGCCGTTGCATTCGATGGTCCTACAGCAGCAGGGCTTTCATGGAATGCTGTGCCTGCATCTATCCAGGTAGCCATCACACAAAAAATTCTGAACGACTTTGCCAGCGTCGCTCGCGGGCGAATACTGGACTTCCAAAACTGGCAAAAGATCTACAGCGATGCTCAGTCGGTAACAGTTGTACGGCCTGACCGCACCCAGTTTACAGGACCGAGCTGGGGTTACATGGCAACGCAGTTTGCTAACAAGGCTAATCTGGTAAATGACGTTGTTGAAGTTACACACGGCGGAACAGGCCAGAAGACGCTGTCTGGCGTAATGACTTGGTTAGGCCTTGGTGATGCAGCGTTTAAAAATACTGGAACAGCGTCAGGAACGCTTGCTGCCGGCAACGATGGTCGCTTTGCTAATTTCACTGTCAGTCAGTCACCCAAAAATATCGTCGTCTCAAACTCCTTCAGATGGGACGTTCCTGCAGGATTGATATGCCATGGTGGTGCCAACTCTGCTTCACGCAATTCAGTCTTCACTGTCGACTGGACATCTGCTGGTGGCACTCACATCTTCATAGATAGCACCGATATGGGCCAGGTTCAATTCATCACGTCTGATGAGCGGCTAAAAACTAAAATTCAGCCAGCTACATCTGGCTTTATTGAAAGAGTAAAGTCTCAGGAAGTAGTCGAGTACGAATGGATCGACAAAAAAATGCGGGGCTCAAATCGCCTGAGGGGGTTCATTGCCCAGCGAGTGGGTAAGATAGACCCGATGCTCATGAACGGCTCTGAAGAAGGGCAGTATGGGCTTGAGATAATCGGATTACTGGCAGATGCGTATGGTGCCATTCAGGAGCAACAGTCTTTTATTGAAAGCCAGACTGCTGAGTTGGAAGAATTGAAGGCCAGAATGAAGGCAATTGACGGTTTGGACGCATAAAAAAGCCCGGCGACCGGGCAATGACTCAGCCGCGCCTCTCTGAGCAGGCTACGGGGTGGGTAATTTGAGGTTAGTCATACGTAACAGAAGTCACCAGCCTAAAAATCCAGCACTCTTAGCAGCTTTACAATTTTGCTCCGCGTTTCGACTTGATCAATTCCACTGATCGATATTACTGTTTATCCATACAGTACTTATCAGAGGGAGGATTTAGCATGGCGAGAGACTACGAAATTAAAGGCGCGTTTATAAACGCTATGAGGCGCGTGCCTGGACAGGGCGTTGTCGTTACAACTCAGGAGTTCGTCAGACAATTGGAGCTACTGAACTGGCATTTCAGCCTGCGTGAAGCGAACCAGTGGATAAGAGCTAATACGGTGACATTCCGAGACGCTTCCACGCAGGAGGGTGAGTCTAAAACGTACAGGCAGTTCAACCCGAACGGGGGAATATGACATGGGATTCCCATCACCTGCGTCGGATTATGTTGAAGGCCGCATAGACCTGAACAAAATTTTAATGCCTCACCCGGCTCACATGCTGATGGTCGAGACGCCAACCGGATTCGCTATCGTCGACAGGACTCTTCAGGGAAAATCAGGCGATAAAGTGGCCTTTCAGCTCGGCGATTATTCTCAACTGGGGCGACTGTTCAGGACAGGAATCATCACCTCAGACGGTGAGACAATCGACGGAGATGGTCTGGAGGGGATTATTGTGCTGGGTAAGGTTACAGCCGAGGTTTTTTCCGTACATGAGCCCAGCAGGCCGACGATTTGAGGCTTATCCTAATCCAACATATTCCATAGTGACGCATCTCTGCTAGCATGGACTCAATTAAAACTGACAGGATTGATTCATGAAAAATTTAGCCGTCATGCTGATAGCTTTGGGGATGGTGGGATGCGCTAACCCATATAATTATCGTCAGGATCAAGAGGTATTAGCGACATATACGACGACAAAACTCCCAGAAGAAACACAAGAGTGCATCTTAGCTGCGTGGCAGAAAGAGCCGCTTATGTATCAGATCATTCCCCAGAAAACCGGTAAATATTACAGTGTCTTTTCAGGGGCGGATAATGCGGATGTCTTTACTGATGGCGCATTTACTCGGGTAAACTTTTACTCACTCCGCGGTGCTCTTGATGTGACACGCGGCATTGATAAGCGCAAAGCTGGCATCAAGTCCTGTTTGTAAAATTACCGAATTACCTGTGTACAGATATGCGTACTTTTTTGATGGTAAATATGTTAAAAATTCCTTTAATAACAATTGAATGTTTTAATATTAAAACATATCCATTTAACTAAGAGGACAGCGGCGTGCAGTATAGCGAAACAGTCCTGAAGATTCACCAGGTTGCCGCGCGTTTGCTCATTCCGCCAGCAATCCCGCTTTTCTGAGCTTGCTACTGTCGCGTGCCGATCTCTGAAACCCGTCCATGCTGAAAACGACGCTTTCCCCTCAGGCTGCAGGTGAGATATTAATGTCGCCCATCCCGCCAGAATGCCTGAAAGGCAGACAGGGCAGTTAAATCTGCTCTGCCTGCCTGCTATTTACTTCGCGTTTTCCTGCTCTTCGCGCTGGCGGCGTTTCTCCTGCTTGCGCTTTTCAGCTTTCGCTTTCGCTACCGCCGCTTCACTCATGTCATTGCGAATCTGCGCATGGCTGATCAATGCAAAAATCAGGGTGCCGCCGGTAATGTTGCCGAGCAGCGTCGGCAGGGCAAACGG